TTGCAAAAAGGCCGGCGTTTTTCTCGCTGGTTGACCAGCACTCCTGAGCGCTCTGCTTCGCATAAAAGCGAGCCTTTATGCGGCGCGTATCGTGTCGTCGTTGAGCTCTAGACATGTCTTTCTCCTAAGCCGAAGACGACGAAGCCCCGGCAGATTTCTCTGGCGAGGCTTGTTCGGCTCACTCCTACACACGCAGGAATGACAGGATGGGGATAATTTCGCTCAGTCGCTCACCGATGTCAATAGGCAATTACGCAGCCCGCGAAATCAGCAGCCCCTCAGCCTCGAGAATGTCTCCGGCGTGAGCCAGAGCCTCATTCACAAGATCATCAGCTGCCTTCTGGATCGACTGCCTCCAGCGGCGCCGGGTTGACTCCGGTGTGCCGTCATTATCCCAAGTGTTCATGTCGTAGAAGCTGTCCTTGAGCACAATCATGTCAGCAGAGCGAGACTCATCCTTCTTGGCCTTTGCCTGCCCAGCAGCGACCGCAGCCCTCACCACCGCCTCGCGCCTCCAGTCCGGGGCATCGAGAGGAATCTCAACCGTCACCGACTCCATCGCTGTCAACCGTGCTCCGGCAAGCTGAGGAATCGCCCAGGCAGTGATCGCCTTGTACAGGAAAAGCTTCGGCACAGTCTTAGGCGCGAGAGCCCCCACGACTACTTGAAGGCCGGCAATGGCTTGTACTTTCCGCCCCTTGTGAGTGCTGTACCTTGCAACCAGCGCATCCCAATGCTTCGGCTCCAGGCCATGGTGAAGCCGGGCAGACACCCAGCAATCGACCTGAGTGCGATCCAGAGCCTCTGCGCTGCGGGAGCGAACCAGCGTGGCCATGTCGCCGCCCTCCTCCTCATCGGCTGAGTTGTAGAGTTTCTGCCATGCCTGCTTGCTGGTGTTGTCGATGGCTTCGGCAGCGAGGGCCGAAACAACTGCGTTCAATACGCCTGGATAGATCATGCTGCAGCCCTCTTCAGCTCTCTGGTCTTTGCCCGGTATTCGGCGGTCATCGCCTTCAACTCTTCGACGGTGTACTTCTTGGCCTCATGAGGGCCTTCCAACCACTCAACCGCCTCAGCGCCGATTCGCCTTACCAGCTCAATGCGGTAGTTCACGATGTTTCCGGAAAGCTGGGTATTGCAGGGCGAGCATTGGCGGTGACAGTTGAGTGGTTCGAAACGTAAGGCAGGGTTACTCCCCACCGTCCTGTAATGGCCTGCGTCGTACTTGCCCTGGTGATGCCGACCGCAGCTGATGCACGGCAACTCAGCATCCCGCGCGCGAACCCAGGCGTTAAAGGCGATCTGCGTGTCTTTGAGGTGATCCGCCCTACTCTTCAGCTTCTCCTTGCGGACCTTGATCTCGCGGCGTTCGATCTGGGCCAGCGACTTGTGCGCCTTCTCCTGGTTCACGTCCTTGATGGCCAACCCGCACTTGGGGCTGCATACCTTCTGACCGAGACGCTGCGGCGGGAAGCTGATACCGCATGCTGGGTTCTTGCACTTCTTTGGGCGCGGCTGCGTGGTGGCGAGCATCAGCGATCCTCCCGCTTTTGGCGCTGGAAGAAGCTGGTCACTATCTCGGCGAGAAAACGACAACCCTTTTCACTCAAGCCATCAGCGAAGCTGCTCGCTGCCCCAGCACGATCTGCGAAGTCGCTGTCGAGTCGCTCAGCGACTGCTGAACAGAATGAGCCGATATCCTCAGCATCCATTTCCTTCACAACCTTCTCTGCCGAGAGGAACACAGTGGTCTGAGTGGTAATTCCAAGCCCATCGCTCATGCCGCCACCTCGCCCAGCAGATCTGTGAACACCACGCCGCGCGCTTTGAAATCGGCCACGATGCGATCCGTGTAGGCTATGCCTTGGGCGCGACTGAACAACCGGGTAACCGGGAATCCATCCGGCCCGAACAGTGGGCAACTTCCCATCAGGTCCAGCTTCTCCGCGTAGGTCAGGTGACGCATGGTCCGGTACCAGCCGTTGCGGAAATCGTCGTCCTCGTTCACCAGGATCTGTACGCCGAAGTGCAGCTTGCAGTAGCGGCGGGCATCGTCCACGTCACCGATCTGCGTCATCTGGGCGATGCGCTGGTACAGGGCGAACCACAGCGCGTTCTGGTCGAGCGTGCGGTCCTTGCCCGGGCGCAGCGACACGACGACGAACTTCTTCTCACGAAACATCGTGTTGAGGCAGGTAATGGCCTCGGTGAGCTTGGCCTGGCAGTTGACACTGATTTTGTCAGTCATGACTGCTCTCCCTTGCTCAGGGCGGCGCTGGCAGTTACACGCATATTCGGGCATGGCAGCCCGCTAATTCCGTAGTGATACCCGCCACAGGCTAAGCATCGGGTGTCTGGGCCAGTCAGTGGCGCACCTTTAAACGGGGACATATCGGCGATCCGATTGCGCAACCTCGAGATCACAGAAAAGATCTCGACCGGCAGCTGAGCCATGAAATCAAGACTGCACTCGACCGATACCGCGGCGCCGCAAGACTTGGCGCAATCGCTGACGATCTGGCGCAGCGCCTCAACCTCAGCCTTCAACTCCTTGACTACCTGCTCATAGGCTTCATAGCCGGTCTTGAGGCCGGCGTTTTCGGCCTTGAGCTGGTCACGCTCCTGCGCCACAACCAGATACTCAGTGGCGGCCCGGCCAACCGCGTCATGTACGGTCATTTCAGCGGACACGCCAGCCAGGCGAACCTGAGTTGCCAGTCGCTCGTTCTCGGCGATCAGGGCCAGGATAACCTCGGGGCCAGCCGCATTCTGGAGCGCATCGTCAGCAGCGCTCCAGGCGTCGAGCCGAAGCTTGCTGCAGTCGTCGCTGTTGTACTCATTCAGTGCGGACACCAGCGCCTCGGCCAGCCGCTTCAGTTCGCTGTAATCGGTCATTTGCACAACTCCAGCGCCTGGGCCTCAGTGAAGCCTTGGGCGATCAGGGCCTGGTATTTGGCGCGGATCATCTGGGCCTGAATGCCCAGAAATTCAATGTGAGTCGGAAGGTTGCGCTTGAGCTCTTCCAGGGCAGCGCGCTGCTTGTCCACCGGACCGGTGAGGAGTGTCAGGTTGTCTTTCATCGCCTGGCTCCTTTCAGTCCCTGGCGAGCAACCACAACACAGCTCCACGACTCGGCCTTGTCGGCGTCGCCATACTGGTCTTCGGCGTGCTGGCGATTCATTTCGATGATCTGCACAAGGGCGTCACGTTGAGCGCAGTACTTCTGGGGCATCTTTTCGCGAAAGATGTCGATACACAGATCCACACACTCATCACAAATGTGGGTATCCGGTCCGGCGATCAACATTGCGACCTGGTGCTGGTGCTTCCCGCAGAAGCTGCAGTACAGCAATTTCTCGACGTTACCCATGAGCTCGCTCTCCTCGATTTTTTCCAAACTTGGCCAACAGATGCGCCCGAGCCGCACCGCCCGATGCCGGAATAGCCTGGATTTCCAGCAGCCGGACTTGGCGCTGGTTCGCAAACTCCTCGGCCAGCTCGACTTCGGTTTTTTGGCTGTCGTGACCGATACCGATCGCGATGTCCTCCAGCGGCAGCCCCTGCACCAGATGGCGGATGGTGATGTCGTAGGCGCGATCAAATACTTTGCTGGCCTTTTCAGGCGGCAGCTCCCACAGGTTGTGCATCTCGCATTGCAGCGCAGCGTGACGAATAGCCGTGTGCGACCAGACCCGGCCACCGAACCTGCTTGGGTGAGCGTTCTCCAGCGCCTCGCGGAATGCTTTGTCACACGGCGGAATGCCCAGCATTTCCGGCGTTGGCTGGCACAGCTTGACGAACTTGCCCACGCTCGGCATGAAGTCCGTGCCCAGCGACCGGCAACGCTCAACGCCGAATCGGATCTGCTCCAGCTGAGTGATGCCCTCGACGAGGAAGGCCTTGACCCAGCTGCGCTTGGCGGAATCCAGGGCGTCATCGGTTGGCCAAGCTTGTTTCCACGCCGGGAAGATGGCCTGCAGCTCCTTGAACAAGGCGTTGACGACATCGACCGTCCCTGGCGGCAGGGTCTTGGGCATGACAGGCATCGCCGGAGGCTGGTAGCTGCCAACAGCTGCGCGTAGGTCGGTGGTTGCGCCGGCGGACTTCATGAGCTGCGCCGCGCTTCTCGGTGGCTTTGGCTTGTTCATAGGCCGCCGTCCATGTTTTCAGCCCAGTCGCGATTGTCGAAGTCCGGGCCGTTGACCTGGCGCTACCAGCCTCCGGCGA